CCGACTGGGCATTATCGAAACGCGAAACACCCTGATCGAGACCAGCAAAGCCACGATCCAAAAGACCGGAAAACGTTTCAAGCCCACGCATGGCAGGCGTGAAATCAGGCGCAGCAACATCACGCCAAGTCAAACGAGCCATGACTTAAACTCCGTTCGGATTGCGGGAAAGCTTATTCTTGTCAATGTATCCCTGCATCTCACCACTGGACTGACCTTCGACTTTCGCACGCGAACGAGCACGATCTTCCAGTGCCGTATTATACGACTGGATGCTGTTCGCCAGATTCGTGTTGGTCACATCCTTGGTGAAATTGAACTGTTTCTTGGCAAGGTTACGAGCTTCGAAAGCAGCCCAGAGATTACCAATCGTTCCCAGTCCGGACAGACCCAGCTTGAGCGTATCGAGATTCATCCCGAGACCACCCATCTGACCGGGACCACTTACCGGATCACCAGAGGGAAGACTTGATTCTCCAGCCAACCACTGACCGAATGCAGTTTGTGGATCGACTCCTTGGGGAGTTACACTCGCCAAAGAATTGGCACCAAGAGGAAGAAAACCATAACCAGACATTTCAGCTTTTCCTTACTGCACATCCATAAGCGGGAGATCGGTGTTGAGGGTCAATTTCGAGAAATTCGCCAGCATCTCCATGGAGAGTTCAGCAATATCGCTTCCCGTCATCAGTGTCCTCGCCAAGAATGCATCTGGCATTTCCGTTGGTGACAGGGCTTCTCCAATTGGATCAGAGAATTCCGTGAACATCATCGGATCGATAACACCGCTACCATAACCGATATTCTCTGCATAGAGGTCAGAAATATTCTTCATTTCTGAATTATAATCCTCAAGCAGTTCTTCATTTTTTTGTGCGAGATCCATCGCATCGAAATAAACGAATTTCGAGTAGACATCACCAATCGTGGTAGCGAGCATCGTCAAATTCTGAGCCGTCATCATATTGCCAAAATTCAGAGCGATCTGACCTGTATCAGCCAGATTCATGGCAATGTTGCCTGAAGCAATAATAACCAGTGTTCCAATGATCGTACCCAGACGATCACCGAATACAGCTACCGAGCCTTTCAGAACCAGATTGGAAATGATCATTGCAGCAATGGCGTTTACGGCTGCACCTACGACAAGAGCGGTCGTACCTGACAGACCAAGAGCACTACCTGTTGCAGCCGCTGCTTTTGCAACTCCGGGAGCAAGCTGAGGAGCAACTACGACAACAGCGATAATCACGGCAACAAGGAAGACCTTGAAGAAAGTGCTTCCCAGAAAACCAGTCTTTTTAATCTGGTAAGAGTTCAGAACCAGAAACGTGCAGGCAGTCCCTACCTGCGTACTATGTACCAGCCCCATGGCACGATAAGTCGGCATATGGATCGGAAGAAGAAACCCTGATTCTTCCCCGTCATCCAAAGCTTCTTTCATCGAGATCTCGACAAACTTCCCATTGTAAACATAGTTCTTATGGAGAAATCCAACGAGTTCGAGACGTTTCCAATTATCGTCATCCACCTGCCACCATAGATAGAAACGATCCAGCTTCGTATTGTCGATGTCATAGAAACCACGAGAACCGTAGATCTGATTGCTTTCATTGAAAGCCGTCAGTTCTTCAAACCATAGTTCACCCTTGGCAGCATCGGGCTTTCCCAGTCCCGAACCTGTCTCTTCCAGAATGAAAGACCATTCGACTTCCATATCGAAATTGGTCTCAATCGTTCCATTGGCTCTGACACGTATCGCGCTTTTCGGAGCGGAACCAAAGGAAACAGGCTGGGGAGGAGGATCGGTTTCATAGAGTGGATCCATCGGATCACTCTGGGCATCCCACCATTCTTTCCATGTTTCCTGCTGCGCTTTATATTCGTAATAGCGCGTTTCCCAGAGAGCTTGGGTTGTGCTCGTTGTTCCTTGGCTCGCCATGAGCCGAAGGAAAAATTCATACATATATCTTTTCGAGGAATTATCCCGAACGTTCAGTGATACCCCGAAAGCAATATAGGCGTAGTCAATATCTTCGAGAGATTCGCTCTCGTTGATACTGTCAATGACCTTATCCACTTTTCCGCCAATGGCTTTCTTGTAAGCCTTTTTGGCTAGATCATAGGCTACCGGTTCAAAGCTTTCTGAAACGAATTCATTATCGAGACGCAGAGGAATGAACGGAAGATAATCCTCTCCGTCCAGAGCTGTATTCAGAACCAAGGCATCAAGAGCAGGGTTACCCGAACCAATGCGATAAATGAACATGAATGGGCCATCCCATTCCGTTACATCATCCAATTCAATTGGATCGAATTCCTCTCGTGAGAGCACATAATTTGCGTAGATGTATCGAGCACTCCGGTCGAAATTGCTTGGAGCAAACGTGACCGTTGAAGTGTCTTCAAAGGTAATCGTGATCTGATTGGTGGCTTCGTCGATGTCGGAAGTCCATGCCGTGTTGAGATCATCGGCATAATTTTCCATCATGTACTGTTCTGCCCAATAAGCAAAATCAGCTAGATTTACAGCCACATGCTGGATGAAAACGAATTCATCCGTATCATGAGGAATGGCATTGACCAGTACAGCGTTATCGACTTCCGGGGCCACGATCAGATTGGCTTCGGGGATCCCAATATAATCGTAATTATCTTCAGCCCAGTTATGGAAATTACGAAACTGAATCCCCGGACCAGCCAGATAGCTTCGTTCAATCGTTTCAGCGATGCTTGGATTATTCGCAAGAACAGACCCGATCACCGTAGACTTGAGGTAATCGGGTCGTTCTTTTTCCTCGCCTGCCAGATTGTATAGCGTCGAGGAAACATATGTTTTCTTGGATCCGAAAATCCCCATGACTTACGGAGCTTCTTCTGGAGTGACTTCCATCGTTTCATCGAAGTTGTTCAACAGCAGTTTCGCCAGAGCCTTATCGAGATTGGCATTGATGAAACCATCAGGCGGTTCAAGACCTTCATCGACAGTCTTCTGAACCGTCCATGCATCTGCGAATACCTTGGTCGCCTTGACCTCGGCATCACGTTGGTAGGAAGTGATCTGCTGATTGTAGAGATCCTTTTGTTTGCCTACCGAACCAGTGACGATAGTACCGTCCCGACGTTCATCCATCGTCTGCGAACGCTGCGTTTCGACCTGTTCCTGAATCAGTTCACGCTGCTCTTCAGCATTGGAAAGCTGAAGCTTGGTCAAGGCAAACTGGGCAGCAATTTGCTTCGCCTGTACAGCCTTGGCCTTGAAGTCGATCTTGGCTTCTTCAAGCTTGATGAGAGCCGTAATAGCTTGGATCTGGGCTGTCTGGGCATTCCAGTAAGCCTGATCCCGATTGATGAGAAACTGCACGGAATTACCCAATGCAGCTTCCATCATTGCGATATAGGCTTTGGTGTATTCACCACCGGTAATGCGTTCTGCTTCACGTTCAGCCTTAAGCTGAACCGACAATGCCTTGAGAACCACATCGAAAGTACCATTACCTTCGATGGATTTCTCAGTCAGATCGGAATTGGAAAGCTTGCTGACCGCTTCATTGAGATCAGTTCCGGGAATTGTGAACTTGCTATCGTCGAGATCGATGTCCGGAAAATCCAGATCCTCACCCGCAATCATCAACTCATAAAGCTGATTTGCCCGTGTAGGAGCATCGATATCATTATAAGCCATATTCAAAATTCCCGGAATCTAAAGCTCAGACCATATCCATGACTTCATGGTCAATAGCACCCGATGCCATCTGGCGCTGACCGAGTTCCTTCAGTTCCTTCTGGGTCAGAGGCTCCATGACTTCGATAGCGTATTCACGCACATAACGACGCGTGATGATCGGCGTATTGGTCTTGGGATCGGTTCGACTCGTGACCTGAAGGAACTTCTTGTCCCGAATCATCTCGTAGATGCAATAAGGCACATGCCAGCCGTTTTCGTTCTCGAACGGAACCAGCTTGCGAACCGTACCAATATACTTGTTGCCAACCGTGAAATACTCCGCATTCACACCCTTCTTGTTGGGGTTCATGCAGGTAATCCGGATACGGACAAGCTTCATCTTTTCCTTGTAGACTTTCTCACGAATAGTCAGCGGACGAGTGGGCGGCGAATCCATTTCATATTCCGAATTGGCTTCCACATTGAGAGGATTAGGCTTGATCTCATTCTGCGTCTCTTCCTGAACCGGTGCTGGCGGTTGTGCAGGCTTTTCAGCCAGAGCAGCATTCACGCGTTCACGAAGCGTCTCGACACCAATGTTATTCGAATACTGGACACCGAGAATATCAGCACGCTTCTTCAGTGCAGTGAGTTCGTCGGTATTCTGCGTTTCTTCAGTCATGGATTTTTCCTAGTCCGGAAATAAATCAGAGTGAAAAGGGGGATCTCTTTCGAGACCCCCCAATTCGATTGATCGTTATGATCAGACCGGTGCAACCGTCTTGATCAAACCGATACGTTCGGGGCGCTTCTCAAGGAAACCGTAGTACCACTTGATCGAGCTAAACCCGGTTTCGCCATAGGGATCGGTACGATCCGCAGTTTCCCGTCCGGGCATCTTGGTCAGGACGTTGAACTTCACTGTCTTGCCATCCGTCTGGAAACCGATGGTAGCGAACGAGTCATCACCAACGACAAGCATCGGGAAAACGTCGTAATCGCCACCAGTCACACGATAACCGGGGTTGGTGCCTTCAGCAGCACCAGCGCCTGCCCAGTGCAGCATCTCGGGAACCTGAATGATGCGGAAAGCATCGACAGTACCGATTTCGCCGGTCAGGACAGTGCCTGCCGAAGCGTAATGCTGGACGGGAATAAACGCCTGATTACCGAACAGATCGGTCATGCCCTTGATCAGGGGAACCAGTTCCGAACCGATGTACATCACGCGAGCCGAGGGAATGGTCTTCGTGTCGATGAGACGCGAGCCAGTCACGACCTTGGTGTGCTTCGGAGTACGGTTATCGGTCAGCGTCTGATCGAGACGCATCAGATCCTCGTAGGTCACAATGGAGGGCGTAGCGCCTTCACCGGTCACTTCACCGTCCGTGGTGGCAGCACCAGCGTAAAGGATCACACCGGCAGCAGCCAGCAGATCACGCTGAAGAACAGCTTCGGTCAACTGAACCGCACCATTCATCAGTTCACGCGACAGGTGATCCATCAGCATGTCGTCCGAATCGAAGTCCATGCTTTCCTGAGTGAACTCAGTGAAGAAGCCGAACTTGAAGATCGAACCTTCGCGCTGAATACGCGTGAAACCAACGCGGTTCACACGGCCACCGGTCTCGGTCAAGGTGGGCAGCTTCGAGGTGATCGTACCGATATCACGACTGGAACCATAGAGATTACCATCCGCAATCACCGCACCTGATGCATCGATACCCTGATCGTTGACGTTACGTTCGTCGAGCAGAGGAATGTATTCGTACAGCTTGATCGTCTTACCGAAGTGCTTCGGCATGTTGATCGTCGGGGCAAGCTGCATGAAGAACTGCTCTTTACGAGCTTCGATGATCGCCTTCTTCAGATAGAAGAAAGTGTTCATCTGATCGGAATTCGAACCATCCCCGTCGATGGTGGACGGCGAACCGTCAATCGGAGCATTATAATTCAAAGGCATTTTTAACAATCCCTACAGAGACCCCCCTTGGACTCCGGTATTTCCGTTAGCGTCCAAGACGGCCTTCCATCTGTTTTAGGAAATCATCATCCGACATCGAAAGCGGATTGACCATTTCCCGACGAGGGGCAGGAGCTTTGCGGGTAGGCGCGGCTGCATCTGCCTTGTCGCCATTCTTCACAGCCTGCTTGGGAGCACCCGTGGTCGTTGCCACAACTTCCGGAGCAGGTGCAGATCTGGCCGGATCCGTCTGCGAAGGAGTGGTTGCGGGGATTGGGGCGTTCGAACCAGATGGAGAAGCATTGAGGCCATTTTCTTTGGCCAGCTTTGCTCCCACCATATCATAGGCTTTGATGAACGGCATTGTTGCTGGGATCTCACCGAGAGTTTTCAGCCGATCAATTTCAGTCGAGACTAGGTCGAAAACACCATTCTCTCGTTGCTGATGCATGATCGTCAGAATTTCAGGTTGATCGTAGATCGCCTGTTTGCTGGCAGTATCCCACGTATTTACCATCTGGATCGTTTTCACTCCTTCCGGCTCCGAACTGAGTTCGGACAAAGCTGTGCGGAAATTAACGTCCTGATCGGTTACGTTGTGATTGCCAGCAACGTAGGTCGAATCTTTCTGGGTATCGATATCAACTGGATCGATCCCGGAATCCTTGAGAAGCTTCTGGATAGCACCCGGATCTTTCGACTTGAGGTCGATAAGAAAACCGAGTTCGTTTTCATCCAGAAGATTATTGTTTTCAAGCATCGTGAGAACACGACGATACGGTTGAAGCTGTTGCATCTTATAGGTGTAGTTCGCACCCATTTGCATCAGCTTGATTGCTTCGTCCGGATTCCGAACGGAAATCTCTTTTCCGTTGGCCTTGAACGGAGCCATGATCTTTTTAAATTCGGCTTCGTAGTTAACCGATTCAGACTTGGCTTCCTCTTCGGTCTTTTCGTCAGCTTTCTTATTAGCTTTTTCTAGATCTCCGTCTGGGGCGGGATCGTTGTTCTCAGCCTTTGCTGCTCCTTCAGCAGGATCAGTCTCTCCTGCTGGCTTCTCGCCTTTGAGCGGATTGGGGTTATCTTTCGACTTCTCGGAGTCGTCCTCTGCTTCGGATATTTCAGAAGATTGCTCCTCAACCTCTTGAGCTTGTTCCTTTTCACCAGCGGTATCACCACCGTCGTTGGTATTTTCCTCAACGACTTCAGCAGGTGATCCCTCGATTTTTTCGGAACTTGCAGCAATTAGATCCCCCGGATTGTTGGCCTGAAGAAAATCTTCATCCGACATTCCGAGAATATCATTGCTCGCTTCAGGCTTCTTTGCAGCAGCGCCCGTCATCAATTCGGCTCCTTGCTGCTATGAAGCGGATAGCCGTCACCATCGACATCTTCAAATTCAACGGGCGTATCTTCAGATGCTCGTGCATGTGCAAGCATCTCTTCGATTTCTTCGATCTGGTTATCGGCGGTTGCACCTTCCTGAACCAAGAAAGAAAGGAACCGCTTCAGAGCACCGGCAGCCTGTGCCGTTACAAGGGCATCATCCCGAATCTTCTGATCGAGACGGGGATCGGTTGAGAGATGAACCTGATGAGCGCAATAATCACGACAGAATTCGTCGAGAATGAGTTCCTTGAATTCAGGAACCTTCGCAAGACGAACGGCTTTGTCGCGAATATCACGCTTGGCCTTGTTCTCTTCAAGGCGATATTCCAGACCTTCAATCTCAGAGTTGTTCATCACTCAACCTTCTTCATGGGTTTCAATACCGAATGAGTGTCCATTCACTCGGAATTTCTTTGTATCTATATCAAAGTTAAATCAAAGAAAAGACTTCATTATAAAACAGGATACGGATCCACCGGATTTTCCCGGATAGATTTATCACTCAATTCCCGAGTGAGTGCATTATAACCAACTGCACTTTCAATATCTGGTGCTGACTCGTCAGGCTTACGGTTCTTAAGCATAGCCTTTGTTACCTCAAGATCCTGATTACCTTCTGCCTGACCACGCTGCTTTTCCATATCGCGTGCGTGCTTCGTGCCAGTTTCCTGCTCGACATAATCGAGATTGGTCAGATCCTTCTTGGCCTGAGCTTCCTGAGCCTTGGCAAGATTGAGTGCAATTTCCGAATCGAGCTTTTCGATTTCCTTCTGCTTCTCCATCAGTTCAAGCTGTTGCATCTGCTGAACGTGAGGATCAGGTTCGGGCTTATAAGTTCGAATACGTTGTGCCAATTCAGGCATACGCTTGAGATCAGCGATATCGCCCAAGATCATTTGGCTGAATTCAGGAGGCATACTCGGACCCATGGTCTGAAGCATGAAGCCCAGATCCTGCGCCTTCATATTGTCGATTTCAGCCGTCGAGATATCGACCTTGAGATCGAAATCACCCACGAGTTCATCACGCTTTACCGTGATAAATTCGCTATTGGTGACGCGAACGACTTCCTTTTCCGAAAGGAATTCACCGTTCATGGCAATGAATTTGTTGCCAATTTCCTTCATGCCTTTGGCGAGACGACGAAGGATCGCCATCTCACGCTTGGCAGCGGCATCAAGCACACCCTTGATACCCGCAGCGACATCGCCGTAGGTCTCACCAGACATACCACCAGAGAAACTTTTCACCCCAGTCAGAGCTTCCGCTTCTTGGTTCTGGAGATTGATCATCTCCAAAGCAGAACGGGGGATTTCCGGATATTTATGTTCAGCTATGCCCTGCTGAGGATGGACGCTCGGATTATATTCGTAATCCTGTCCATTTTCGAAACGACGCTTGTTGACAGCATCGAGCCACTGCTTCGGGTAACCCTTCTGTGCATTGGCTGAACGACCCATGAGATCGATCATGCCTCGGGTGACAGCACCCAGAATACGCTGCTGGTCTTCCAGCATTTCAGCATCAGGCTCACCATAAAGCTCACGCTTTACAGGCATGTAAGGCACGGCAACGAAAGGCAGCTTCTTGTCCGGGAAAGGATTCTCTTCCATCCGGATCATGACATTGCCGATCCAAGTGCAAACAATCGGTGTCAGTTCACCCGTGTTGTTCACATCATAAAAGCCCCAGTATTCATAGGCTACCACGCGCTTGCGCATGGCATCCCTGAACTGGAAGTCATCCGGAGTACGGCTGACATGATCAGGCTGGGTCAAAGGCGTATTGCCTTCCCAGTCGATGCTCTCAAGGTTCTTGTAGCGTTTACCGGCTTTCTTGAGTTCGGCCTGACTCGTCTCGAACGAGACAATCACGAACATAGCCTTGTTCAGATCCCCTTCGCATGAAGGATCGATCAGGACATTGTTCGGATCCATAATTACAGCAGTTGGATGATTGAGGATCACCTTTTGCGTGGTAATCGTCTTGGTTCCGATCTGACGAGCTACCGTAGCTTCCTGTGTTTCCTCGAAATAATCGACGGCTGCTTTCACTTCGGGAGGAGCAGTCTCCTCATACTCACGTGGGTTGGCCTGCTTTGCTGAAATCGCCTGACTGAGAAGATCGAGATCTTCCTGTTCGGTAATTCGAATATGTTGGAACTCAGGAACTTCTTCCTGAAAGGGAACGGTCTTTCGTTCCCATCCAGTCTGAACGATACAAGTACCTTCATCGACGACAGAACGAACGTAATCGTCGATAAATTTAACTGAGTTCAGCTTGGTCCGAAATTGCCAATTAAGAAGCAATTCATTCTGCTTGGCAGCTTCGCTGTCTTCAAATGTTACCGGGGTAACATTGAACATCTTTTCCGAACTAAGAAACGGTTCGGTCAATGCCGCATAGCGCCACTCTGCTTGACGACGAATCAGCTTGGGCTGAACAGATGAACGGTTCTTCCGTTTTACCGGACGTTCAGTTCCTTCGACTTTGAGCAGATCACTCCATTTACGGAGCTTTGCCATCTGAGATTGATGTGCTGAACGAGCATTTTCGAGATCTGTTTTCAGATCCCGAACAGCAGGTTCATTATCCCAATCCGTAAGCTTTGGCTGAAACAAACCGTTATCGGTGGAATTGCCATCCACAACTTCAACTGAACTCAGTGGATTAGCCATTCTGGTCGGCTCCTTCGGTATCGCTCATATCAATTCGAATAGGATAATTTTCGGCGTTATCTTCTGGAACCAAGGAATAATCAACCTCTAGGAACCGTCGGTCGTTGGCGATTTGCTGTCCGAGGGCACGGAGTTGTCTGTCACGCTGTCCAACAGTTGCTCTGAATTCCTCAACCAATTGTCTGCCTTGTTCAAGAGTTCGGTCGAGTCGGGCTGCGTGGCTTGCAAGATCTCCTCGGTCAGAGGCGCTACCTTCGGCTTGACGCTGATAGATGGCGGCTCTCTGCTCGGATCGTGACAAGCGGACAACGTAAGTATTACGGATAGCGACAAGAGCATTTTCATAGTCATGCTTTGCGAGGATAAGCTCATTTTGAATCTTTCCCATTTCCATGGCGTGCTTGAGTTGAGTATCACCCATTTCCTCAAGCAAAGCATTATAGGCCTCTTCTCTTTGCAGGCGATCCTTCGTCCAAAGCGCGTTGACTTCAGCTTTGCCTAGTGAATATCCTGCTGAATAAATTGCCCAAATCACCAGACCCAAGACGATCAAAGGCATGATGACCAGAAGGATCGTCTGCCAATTTTTCCTAAAGAAATTTCCAATACCTAGGAAAAAAGTAACAAAACCGGTCATTTGAAAAGTCCTCCGGGACGGGGCGTAAAATCCGATTTTGTTTCCTCGGCATTTACATTGAGCGTTTCGACTGTTTCTGTCTTGAGCGTATTGCGTCCTTTGAGAGCGCCGTAGTCTTTGACAGCAACACCGCCACCACCAAGAGCGAGCAGAGCACCCATGCCCGTACCGAATTCTATGATGTTGAATTCACCATTGAAAATCAGATGACCTCCAGCATAGCCGATGCCTGCCAGAACCGAGACGAACCAAAGAAAACGAGCAGCTTCGAAATTGTCGTTATCAGGGCCGGTGAACCAGTCTGACAGGATCTTTTTCATGATCAGAGCTTTCGGAAATTGGCAGCAATTTTACCGTGGTAATTTCCCGCTGCATAGTTCGGGCCATTATATCCACGAGCAAAAGCACGACAGTTAAATGCTTGTCCGTCGATCTGCCTCAGAGCGCGTTCAAGATTGTTATGCTCGATGTATCGGGCAAACGCTTCGTAATGCGCTTCTTCGTCCCGAGTCATGCCATAGACGAAATCCAGTGCGCTGACGTAACCGAGATCTTTCCACCATGCGCCCATGATCTGGAACTTACCAAAACTGGCGCATTCAAACGCGATATCTGGACCAAAATAACTTACGGCAAGCGCAAGCTTCTCCCAGCTATCGTTGATCTTGTTCCGATTAGCATCCAGCGTATAATCGCCCGGACGAGGATTCGAGATCCAAGGAACAGCCTTCTTGACGCGCCGCCAAAGATAATGCCGTTCCCAAAGAATCTTCAGTAAACCACTGTTATCCCAACCAGATCCAGCACTCTCGGTCATGGCGGCTGCCATGATCTGCTTGGTTCCACATCCCAGACGATTAGATAGGATAATTATACCACCTCGGCCAATTGCTGGAGCTTCAGTATTCTTGAAGACATCCAACATTGCAGCACGAGAGAGTGGCCCAAATTTCCCATCGACATCAATGGAAGCACCATGGCGATTCAGCCATGCTTGGAATTCACGGTTGTTCATTCTGTATTTCCATCCCCTGAAGAGCCACCAAGCAAGACTTTCAATGCTGCTCCGGTACGATCCAGTATCAGATTGAGCCAAGACAAAGCCTTGTCTGCAACCATTTCTACAACAACAAGCCCAGAAAATCCAAGCCCAATCCCCATTCCTACTGCTGCTCCCGGTCCCAGACTTAATTCCGTGACCAGAAGAAACATCAAAAGCAGAAGAAGAAGGGTGAGAGTTATATGCTGATACCAGTTCAATTTCCGAAGAGGAGGAGGGGCTAGAGTACGCGCAAGCAATACTCCGCAAAAAGAAACCCCCATGGAGACCAGAGGGATATCAATTCCGAACAGAGTGACGACAGCAGGACCAAATGAAGGTGCTCCGACTGCCATTGCGGTCAGAGTGTGTGATTTCACATTCCTACCTTCCCTATGGTAACCAACGCTGCGATACTGGTGCAAAGACCAATAACTTTCAACTTTTCTAATACCTTAGCCGTGGTCGGTTTACCAAGAGGGATATTACCAGTGGACAGACGCTGTATCACAGGTGTCCAACAATAGGCCCACATTAGAGAACCTGAAATCATGGTCATGCCTGCGAGCGTGTCCAAGATCCGATCCAGAACGAAAAGATTCTCCTGCGTGTCAGTGCTCACTTCTCCCAGAGCCAACATACTGATGATGTCTCCGATTGAACCCAAGAAAAAAGCCAGCATGTAAAGCGAGAGCATCGTTCGAATAGAACGACGGGCAGTCCAGAATGCCTGAGGTTCGGAAGAGAACACATAGGTTCCCTCCCGTTTTCTCAGTTCATTCGGAATGCGAGATTCAAACCAGAAATGAATAAGCTGCCCAAGAGCCAATGATGCCATGATCATCAATAGGGTCAATGACATCATATAAACCAGTGGAGCCGTATCAAGACTCACTGGAGCAGGATTGGACAGCGAATTCATCAGATATTCTCGCATTAGGCTTCGATCATTCCGATGCCTTTCCAGATCGTCTTTTTGCCGATCCAGTACCAGTCAATTGTTCCATCGCTTGCTGCACCACTCGTATGAGTAGGCGCTGTAGCACCGCAGTTACCACCGGTGCGTGCAACATAGACTTCCGTGCCATTATAACGAATATCATTCACTGCAACGGTTTGGCCGCTTGCCCAAGCCTGCTCTGTCGCCCAACCATCATTGATCGCTATGGAGGCTGAGTAAGCCCCGGCAGCAGGTGCATTGGAATACAGGGTAGTACCCCGCACTATTCCACCCAAATCGTTCTTTTCGCTATCATTTGATGGGCACGCTTCTGAGATTCGACCTGAGCGCATACGCGTGTTATTTTCGTAACGAACACGAGAAACGCCTTTTAGAGTTGAAAGGTCAGCAAATTTACCATCACGTAGTCGATTATTGCTGATGAGAATGTGTGAATCTGCCGTGTGACCATCTGCTTCTCGGGTATAGACAGCGATCTCATGAGTGAGATTATAGGCATAAGGATTGGTAACACTATTACCAACGACTGCACCCCATGTCCCATTAAAGGCACTTTCATGAAGTACGATTGCCGCGCAACCTTCTGGCTGATTAGCAAGGTTAATAATGGTGTTATTCTTGATCGTCCCCATTGCCTCGATCATGAATTCACCCGGAAACAAAGGATTGGTGAAATCAAGGGTATTGTCACTAATGATATGCTTCGCGCTATTACCAGTCAGGTTAATGCGAACATTGCGCAGATAATTCCCTTGAACCGTATAGGAACGAATATCCTGATCACCGGACAGATTACCGGTATCTTCGGGCACATCATACCAAAAGATATTACCCGTCACGAGAACAGTGTGCGCTTCATCATTCGTAGCAAAACCAGCGGTATTCGCTGCAAAGAAGCTACGGGCATTACGATAGCTGTAGGATCCAATGCTGCCTGATGCAGCCAATGCTGCGTAGGCTTCACTGCCATCAAGTTCAACGGTATTGGCATCGATTTTAGTAAGCTTCCAAATCGTATCTACCATTTCGGACAGGCTTCCTCCTGCCGAACGAATAGCGATCTTCTGTCCAGTCAGATAGCGATGCCCAGCTTTCGTAATCCGAATTTTTCCGCTTGCTCCAGAAATACTGTCAGGAGAAGTATTGGAGCTATAACCATAAAAATTCTGATCAAGTCCGACGTTTCTTCCCTCAATAGTCTGAATACAGGTATTGCCGGAAAACACGATGTTCTTAGCAGCGTAGAAGATCGACAGGGTAAAGTTACCTGCATCCTGAATATGATTGCCAGTAATGGTGCAGTTGAAGCACCCTTCCATGTCATAGGCAGTATCAGAGATGTTCTTTGCGGTATTGCCGGTAATGACGATCCCATCGCCATTATTGCCGTAGATTGCACCGTTTACTTCATCGAAATAATTGCCGGTGATCGTAACGTTACGAACGCGCCTGCGCATCCATGGTTCACCGCCTTCATTGATAGGCGCACCACCACCCCACCACGAGATTTTGGCACCTCGACAGATATTACCACTGATGGTTGCTCGTTGTGCCCAATTAAGTCGCACAAGCTGACCATTGTGCCGCCCTGTTTCAATGAAACAATTGGAAACCAGAATATCACTATTCAAATCTTCGGCGTTTTCGGCAGCAGAAAAGCCTGCAACAACAGCAGGATCAATCCCTACTCCCGGATTTCCTGATGCACCATTACTGGTAGAATAGAGACTATAGAAAGAGGCGGCATGGTTTATAACGATACCGCCATAATTAATGAAACGGAGACTATCCGCAGTGAAACCTTTTACATTATAGATTGTGATTCCGTGTGCCGCTTGCGGCGTATTCGAAACGAAACCCAATTCCTTGAAGGTCACATTCTTAGCGAAAACAGTGAAGACACTAGCTACGTCAAGTGCACCTACATGGATAAAAATACCTGTATCAGGTGTGATGTTGGAAAACTGTGATACGTCTCCACCATGACCACGCACGACCAAATTGTTTTTCAGGACGAGTGGGTTCTGAATATGGAAACGTCCAATAGGAACAATGATAACATCACTGATCGTCAGAGCTTCGACCCATGCTGCCTCATTAGCTGCACATGCCTCAATATCGCTGTCGTCCTTGATCGCTCCCAACTGGTCGAGCGAAACCCCCTGAGTCAGATCAATACGCCAGCCATTGCCTGCATCATCAATCGCTGAACTCAGAGGATGATCAGCAACATAGGCTGCATCAACCGATGCATCCTTGATATAAGTAGCTGCTCCGACTCCTTGAGTTTCAAATCCAATCGTCCTGATGACAGTCTGTCCTTCAGGAATAGTGGCTCCCTCAAGCTCGTTGAACAGCTTTTCTTCCAGATAGGTTTCTTCACCGGAACCAGAAAGAAAGACTGGGATCGAGCCTGCCAACCCATCTACTTCGATCAGCAACACACCTGAAACAACACCACCTCCCTTGGGAAGCATCCTGACATCAAGCGTTGCCAACTGTCCGGGATAGATCGTTGACGGAATGACCGAATTCAGAACAAAGTCACCATGGATGGTGATGTCCGTAATGTTGACCGGAACCCATCCCGTGTTTTTCAGAACAAGCTGTTCACCATCGGACGATTCTCCTGCCGGTACTTCAGGAAAATTGATATTCTTTCTGGAGAGTTCCAGATTGATCTCCGATGGATCACTGACAGGACAGCCCCGTACAAAGGTATCCGCGTTGCTATAGGTGACGGGCATTCAATCGCTCCTATTAAAAATCAGAATAAATTTCAGACAGGCGTGCCCATGGCATCTACCCAACCACCATCGAGAACCCAGATTGGCTGACCAAGCGTGGTATCGAAATAGATCTTTCCGGTATCGAGACCAGTCGGACGATCAGCCGTTGTCCCAACCAAAGGGTACGCCATCATCGAAGCGTATGCCTTAATAAGTTCCATATTACAGGCGACTAACTGAACATCTTTAATGTTCTGAGCCACATCAGCGATATACTTCGGATAATTTACCCCAGCAGCCCCTAGGGCGCTAAAAGGATTGGCATAACCGGAAAAAGGATTTTGAACACCCATTAGACAAATCCATTCATTTCAAAGGTGGAACCACTGTTCATCGTCATACTGCCGATCAGATCATTCTGGTCAATTCGCTGGCAAGCCATCTCATACGCATTGAAATGATCCTGAGCAGCAGCCTTGGATTCTTGGGTATTTTTAGTCTTGTAATATTGGTGTGCGACATACTGAGCCAATGGCTCAAGGATTACCCGAGGAATATCCACGATAATCGAGGAGTTAGTCGCGAAGATCAACGGATGGAATGCTTGGTAGGTAATACCCAGAACATCACGCTTGATATGATCTGTTACCGCTAGAACATTGTAACGCGGGGTAAAAACGGAGTTGAAGCGGCCTTCCTCATTCAGAGGAAGCTCCTCGTTGAACTGATCTTTGACCGACAGGATCTTGATCACATCGCCCTTAAAGGGACGCGACGGCGTATCGATGATGAAGGGTTCACCAAGATCAGTAAGTGCTTGGTTCGAAAATGCCCACTTTGGGTGAAGCTCGTATTCGATTCTGCCTTCGATAATCTTGATCAACACGCTATCCGTGCGAATCGGAAATCGGGTAAAAATCTGATCCAATGCATTATTGATCAGAGAAACAACCTGTTCCTTCTTGTCATCACGAATGTCCCCTGATCCCTCATCGGAAATCAGGAGATTCGAAAATTCATTATGACTTAGCCTGCGATAAACATCCTGAAGGGTGATCGCCATTGATTTAAAATCCTCACTCTCGAACTAATTAAATGTGGTAATTCTATCACACCACATAGCTGGAGAGAGGATTGGTCTCATCTTGCGGAACATCATGTTCCCAGATGCCGACTTCCCCTTGGGTAACCGGAATTGCTTCGGACGGTTTCCACGGTTTCAAATAGCCTAACATTGAGATCGTGTCGATACAATCATCTTTGCCTTTTAAGCCACTGATAGTGGCCAGCTTAATCTGTCCCGTGTACATTCCCATGATATTCGAGGTTTTCATTTCTTCAGGAAAATACATCTTTCCTGCTTTGAACCAAGGAACAACCAGATTGAATCGTTGAAGCTTATTCTGCATCGGTCGGATGCCGGGTTCATTTCCAGACTTCGACGATGATGCAAAATTGAACCAGACATTTCGATTCATCATTTCCATCTGGAGCCAAGGAATAAATCCACCCTGTTGACCCGTGATCTCGATACCAACCGACATGGGTTGATATTCTGCCACAAGACGGAACAGATGATTGATGCTCTTATCCATGGTCATGCGTTCGCAAATACCATCGACCCAGAACCAGTCTCCGTTCTGATTGTAGGCCCAGACGGCAATCACCGAATAGTCAGCACTCTGTTTGTCGGAAACAGCGAAGTCCGTGGTGATATAAAAATTGAAAGCGGATTTGTTATCGATCAGCGGTCCACGCTTGTACCAACGAATCTCGCTATCCTGCACCAGACGCTCTTCGTCCGAAGTGATCCGGAGCATAAGCTCCTGCATGAAAGAAGCGACCTGTCCGTTGAGCACGGCACGGTCGTACATCTCCTTGACCTTTTCATATCCGAATCGGTCAGTCCATGCGCCTTGGAATTCTGATTTCTTACAAGGGAATGTTTCGCATACTGGCCAGACGTTCACATCCCAAGCGCCGGATTCGACGGCTTCGATCAGGATGTCTTCCTTGTTGAAAGGTGTCCCATTAAAGATCACCTTTCGATTATTCGGATCAAGCGCGTAGTCCACACCGCGATAGACGGTGTGCTTGATCGCTTCCATGTCGGCCTTGGACTTGGCACTGTCGTCCGAGATGAGATCGTCCATCACGCACAAGACAGGACGCTTGCCGAAGATCTTCGTACCGCGAAGACCGGTCTTGGCACCGAACATCTTGATCCCGAGACGGTGACCTTCGATGTTGGTGAAGACGATATAGTTATCAGTGAACTTGGCTTGAGGGATCCACTTCTGGAGGAACTCGGAATTCTGATACCGAAATTCCATGTTCTGGCGCATTGACTTGACGCCATTGTCCATCGAGTCGGATACGTAGATCGCTCCGGTTACCGGGAAACCGGGAAGCCCACCGAACATGGCGAGATAAAGAAAAAAATATTCTCCGAAGAGCGTGGTCTTGCCTGCGCCACGAAAACAGAGATTAACGATATAATCTTGATCAGAGATCAGCTTATCAAGCATCTTGAGGTGGACGGGAGGGGTCTTATGGCTTTCCCCCTCCTCGCCATTCACCAGCTTGATGAAGTTCATGAAGTGAAGCGCGAATGCAGACGGAACATATTCTCCCGTATTCAGTTCTCGGTAATCGACTTGGTTCAGCCAATCATCGAGTTCCTGCTGAATAATTTTAAGTGGCTTCACTTATTCTACCTCTTGGTATTCTCCATCTTCAATATTAGCAGTTTTTGCGTGGAGGGGAAGAGCAGCAATATCAGCGGTTTTTGCGCCTTGCTCAATAAGCTCTTGCTGTCGCCATGCAAGTTCTTCCATTTGTTCCTTCAGTGCCTTCATTCCATCATCGCCCTTGACCGTGATCGCCACATCCAGATTTTTCGTTTCCGGTTGCTTGAGATGTGTCATGATGGAATTGGCAGCCTGCATCCGGACAAGCGGACTGACATCATCATCTGCCATCAGTTCAAGCTGGGTATTGATCGCACGTTGGAACGCATCCTGATTGAGCACCCATGTCGGAATCATGGTCTGCTCATAGATCGCGTTGACGAGTTTATTCTTATTATACGCCGCGACGTAAGACGAAAAAGTTTTCTTGTCCGTGCCTCGGGCCATTAGTCGTTGGTAGCGATCCGGATGCGTCTTGATGAACGCCTCTTCATTCGTAAGACCCATCAGCTTATAGCTGACATATTTCACAGCAGCGAGATAATCATCCATCTTGAATCGGCCCGTTGAGAGGACCGAGACATAGCTGATGAAATTATCTCGAAAGACGCGTGCTTCTTCCGGATCAGAACTGATCTTGTTGAGTGTATCAACGAGATGATCCGATACAGCAGTCTTCATGTTCGGAGGAAAAGCATCACGCACTTGCGCCTTGGTCAAAGGCGGAAGTGTTTCTTCCGGAAGTTCTGCCGGTACATTGTCAGGTGTATTATCAGGATTTGTTTCTTCTGACATAAGGGTTTGCCTTAATCTCTGGAATAGATGTATGAAGAGTCCCGTCCCTGTCTCTCTTATTGAGGATAGCGGACTAGCTCTATGTCGGGGTTTTCATGGGTTGCTCAGACTAGGGGTGAAGGAATGGCCGGGGTGAGTTTGGTCCACTCTTTCCAGTTATGCTGGTCCCGGCCATTTCCTAGATTTGGATCACCTCCTCTCAGTTAATCTCAGGAATTGAAACACAGGGTTCGTTCAGAACTCCAGCGGCTCTCATGTGTTTCACTTTGTTTTTCCTTTCCTTGAAATCAAACTGAGTGGAAGATTAACCCTTGTTCAAACGCGACAGAATAAATTTAACCAGTGGTAAACTTTGAATCTGTGCGCAGACTTTTGAAATTTTCTCCTTCAAAAAATTCACCAGCTTCGCACAAAGCGAAGGGCACTCTGGTTTATTTTCCAATTTTATTCCCTCCATTGATGGAATCTCAGCCCCTCCGCCCCGATCCCTTGGGCCTGCGGCCCTGCGGGTGGGGCTTCGGGACTTCGATCCCTACCTACTAAGGGTTAGTTCTCTGGTCAGGAGAATTAAAATTAGATTTTATCTTCCACGATATTCCAGTCATCAGCCAGCATATCCGACTGACTAGCCAGCCAAGGGACAACATACCCCTGTGCCGTCTTCATGTCGATATGAGCATGGTACTCAATCTCGGTTCCTTCTTCGTAGATCCCGAGCAGAGGAGGGCGATTCACCTGAAAGCGTGAACCGGCCACGAGGAAAAGAAACATATTTTTCCCGTTCCATCCGGAACGAGCCACACGCTTCCCATTCTTGAGATGCTTGAGTGCCGTAGAAAAATCGAAGATTTCTTTCTCGGTCTCACCACTAAAGATGGCATCGAACATTCCCTGAGTGAGCCAAGTGACATAGCCCGTATGTCCCTGCACATTGGGATCTGCGATCACTTCGTCCGTCTCGTACTCAACGAGATATCCGGGATCTTCTCCATTCTCTCCTTCCGGAAGCTCCCATCCACGATAGTCGTTGTATTCCTGCCTCGTACAAGGAGCAGCCCTCACCACCTTGTTACCGGTGTAGGTCTTTGCTTCCTTCTCGAATTCTCTCAGTTCCATGGGTAGTCCTTTTCTGGTCTGGCCTAGGGCTAGATCCTCTTGATCTTACGCTTAAGGTCCGATATAGGCTTCTCACATTCTCGGGCCTCCAGCAACTCTTTTTCAAAAGCTAAGAAGAAGAGAGGGCTATGCTATTGTCTAAAGCCTCTGCTAAAGCAGAGACTTAAGAACCTCTCACCAAGGGGAAACCCTCCTTATGAATTATGAAAAACAAACCAAGGCTCTCAAGGATCTGATCACTTCCTGTAATCTATTCCAATACTACGCCTTAACGTTACGCCTTGACGTAGCGAATCCTCATCACTAGAAGTTGGCTCTCCCTCCTCCATTTACTGGGACATCCTTGCAGTCACTCGTAAGGATAATGGATCGGGGAGCCACAGGGTCGGGGTTGAGCGGATGATGTGAGAGTCCATCCTGCTCCCCCGACTTTTCCTTTATTCTCTCAATAGGAAATCCCAATGGCATCTTCGTATAGCCGTAGTCGTAGCTACCAAAGCGATGACACGTATAACAAAATCGATTCACTAATGACGCTTCTTATCGAGCAGATAAAAGACGTTATTGATCGATCCTATACGCCTGACGACAGAGATGGATACGAACATCTTGAGCTAGTATTAGCTGCCATACCTGAGCAATTTTTGACTATGCTTAATCGACATAACCTCAGGGTTATTGGCATGGAACCAAGGATAAGAACTGCTCTCGAATTCAGGCACAACCGCCATTCTTACATTAAAGAAGTTGTTGCTAAAGCCGAGATCACAAACCTCGATCTTCGTGCAATGAACACTCTACCTGAAGAGGACTTTCAAGATGATTTAGGTAAACAACATATAGCAAATCGTCTGTCCGACTCTCTCGTAGAAGGACTACGCAGAAGGATAGCCAATCAGTTATTCGCTATTCTCAATGAGAAAAATCCTTAAGAAAAATTTCATATAATATTTTTTTCGCAATATTTTTCATTAGGGATTTTATCATAATTGTGTCTGGCTGTAGGATTACACTCCTATCCTACCTCCTATAATAGAACATCCCCCCCGGTATGATTACACTCATATACACTGGGGTGCCCCCCTTTAATAACCTGCATGATCTGCGATCAGTGCGGATCTATTATAGGAGTTATACTCATGTTCGACCCTATCTCATGGGACGATGATCTCTCGCATCATGCGCATATCGATGCGTATTACGAGAGGGAAATGTATAAGAAAGAAGAGAGTCTGCTGCGTAAACACAGCTATCTCAACAGCTATCTCAACTACAACGATTTCGGAGAGCTTTGAGCCTTGGCTCATTGCTCTCTTTTTTTACACTGATAGATATCCCAAAGGATAGCTATCTATATATATCTAGAACGTAGTTCTAACTCTCACCCAACTTCTCAACTCTCTCATTCATCTCAATAAGCCTGCGGCTTGTATGGGATATGCGCCCTAACGCATAGAGGTGAGCACCTACTCTACCCGTGCTCCATGCTGCCAGTCATGCTCATACTGGCTCCCTCATTCCTGCTCATTCCTACTAAAACGAAAAACGAAAGGCTCTCACCATGCTCGACGTTAACAAGCTCCCTGAAGGCATTCGCTTTGCCTTCTCCGGTCAACATCGCACCATCTGTGGCGAAGGCTTCAAAGCCGCTGTCGTCAACAAGGACCATAACGCTGGTCTCCGTAATCCCATTCCGCATACCGCCAAGAAAGCACGCCTCGCTTGGAACATCGGTTATGCAACCGCTCAAGCGAAGCACTCCATTCCCACGACCAAGAACGTGGAACTCATCAAGCTCATCAAGGCTGCTCTCCACTCCTCGTAAGAGGGGGAGAG